TTTTTGCTATTTCAGTAAAATATGCAAATGCATTATTACTTTTTTCTGGATTGAAATTTCTCCAATATCTAAATAAGTCCATATAAGCACACGCGATACAGTCCTTTCTGTCTTCCGGGTTTCTATATGTTAATTTAGCTGAAGATCGTTCTGCTAACATCATTAACATCTTAAGTGCTTTAGGTGTTAACTCATCTTGTTCCTGTGACTTAACGATCTCCTCCAAGAGGTCGCGATTGTTAAGATATTTCCTTTTTCGTGGCATATGTATCTTTGTTTATTTTTATACACAAGAAAAGACCGAATGTTTCATCATTCAGTCTTTTAATATAATTAAGGGAAGTAAGTCTTAAAGTTTAACAGACAGCTCATCCTTACGAACATAAGTAGATTTGTCAGTTTTAGGGTTTACTACATCGATTAGTTCTTCATCACCTAAAGAAGCATACTCCTCAGCATTAACCATTACATCAGCGCCTTTTTTCAAACCTTTTATGTTGGCAGTTAAAGTCCCTTCCACATATCCATTATTTAGATAGTAGTTCTTACTTTTTTTTTCTGCAACAAAAGTAGATTGTAATTCCTTTTCTTTTGCAGTAATTTCAGAATTTACCATATCTATTGCTTCTTTCAATTCTGGAGTTTCTCCAACTCTTTGGATAGCAGCAG